TTATTCTCTTTTCCTGCTCATAGCTGCGCGGATAGCAAGCGCCGCCATGCAGTAATTTGTTATTGCTCCGTTTTTTTGCCTGTAAAGCTCCGACAGGCTCAATCCGTACATTGCTTGCAGTTTTGCCCGATGTCCTGCATAGCGGCAATGGCGATCTATGAAGAACTGCCGCAATATTTCTTGTTCCTGTTGTGGCAACGTATTCAAAGCGGCGGCGATAAATGCGGCGCGTTGCCGTTCCGCCGCGTCCGCGCTTTCTTCCAGCGCTCTAAAGCCTTCAAGCTCTGCTATTGCCGCTTCTCGCATTTTCTCAAAGTCCATTTTCAAACCCTCGCAATTCCTCCGCCGCCCGCTCGATCCACTCTTCCCAATTTTCCGCCGCTATAACAGCATTCAACGGCGTGGGCGAGTGGCTGAAAACGTCCTGCGGATCGTCCGGAAAGTGCGCATAATGGAGCGCCTTCAATGTTTCGTCCCGCCGAAGTTTCAGCATTGCAGCATTTTCAATTCGTGTAACCTCGTTTTCGTCCTTGAAGCGCCCGCCGGAAGCAAGCGCCCGTTTCGTGTAATCGTCAAAATATAGCCGCCGGATCACAAACGCTTCCCGCTCCGGCAGACGATCGACCGCCGCGCGGACAATTTCGCATAGCTCTTTTTTCTCTATGCGTTCGTCGAACTCTTCCGCGCTTTCACCCTCTATCAAGTCGCCCGCTTCCGTCCCGCTCCCGTCCTTGTCGTTCTCAATAATTGCATTGAGAGAGGAACACGGCTGCGGAAATATTCGCTTGTCGCCCTCTCGGACGTTGCCAAACATGGCGTATACCTGTTGTTTGTATTTGAAGTTTATGTAGCTTGTAAGTGCAAATCCCTTTTCCGGATCGAAGGCGTTTACAGCTTCAACCAGCGCCAAATATCCGCATTGCATGAAATCATCAAGATCAACAAACGCGTTTTGCTCAATGATTGAACGGTATTTCACCGCCAAGTAGTAAATATGCCGCCTGTTCTGCGCCCAAAGCAGTGCAAAGGCCTCTTTATTGCCCGCCTTCGCCCGCGCTGCTAATTCCTCATTGCACCATAGCTTTCCCATAAGCTCATACGCTCGCCGCGTCCGGCTCTGTAACTTCTATATTTTGATCGTTCGACAGCTTGCAATAAAGGCTAATATCATCGGTATAGCCTTCGTAGTTGTCTATGCGTTTAATGTCGTAGAACTTGCCGCCGTACTCCACCAGCATTTCCGTTGTTACGTCGGTTCTATGATTGACTGTGAAAACAACCTCTTCCGCCGCGTTCACCATTGCGGAAGCGTAGAACTCGCTTCCGGACAACTGCCGATAGTAAGCCCACAACCTCCCGCTATGGATCGGTCGCCATTCTTCCGTGTTGAACCCGTGTTCGTTTGTCGTGCTTGTAAAAGCAATAATGCGGATTTTCTTATCTTTCAGCTTCATTCCTGCCGCTCCCTCCGTTATAGCGTCCGTATATATTCTTCGTATTTCTCCGTTAAACCTACATAAGCGTCAAGCAGGCTTGCCATGCCGTCTATGCGCTGCTTTGCGGCTTGATTTTTGACCGGAACAATATTGCCGTTTACGTCGGTTTTAACGCCTGTGTTTGTCAAACACCATTTCAAGATCGGGTGATTGTTATAAACAATCCGCTTTGCCTGCAAGTCTGCACCCATGTTCTGCATAGGAAGTGAAAGCGTTTTTGCGCCCTGTATGCAAGGGATCATATTAAACCCGCTCGCCTTCATTTCCTCAACCCAATAGCGGGCGCTCCATGCGTCATAGTAAACCCAAGCGGGAACAATCTTGTATTCCGCCGCCATTTCCAAAAACCACGCCGTTACGTCCTTGTAATTGATCGTGTTTCCGGCGCAAGTGCGCAATAGTCCACGATCCCGCCACTTGTCATAGGGTATCTTTTCTTCCGCCACGCGGCGCTCTAACGTTTCTTCCGGTATCCAGTACATTTGCGTAACACACCGTTTCCCCGTGTCCTTGTCGATCATCAAGAGCGTTGCACACGTCAAATCAAGCGTTTTCGACAGGTCAGCGCCGCCGATCGCAAACTTGTTCTTGAAGCGGGCAAGATCGAACGTTTCCGCGTTGTCTATGTCCTCATAGGACAGCCACGCCGTGCTTAACGTATCCTTGATATTGAAATCCTTTACCAGCAGGCCGCGCAATTCGTTAGGGTTATTTTGTGCGCGGGCAACCTTTGTTTGAAGATCATCTATTTTCTTGATCGTGCCTAACGCGGGGTTTGCCTTCTGCCATGCCTCCGGCTGCGTCCATTCCTCGCGGCTGTCAAGCTCATAGAGGATTGGAAGAAACGTATCATCTTTGAAAACGCCGTCGACGATATTGCAGGCCGTCGCATACATTTCATCAAAGATGTTTTCGCGGATCGTTCCCGCCGTCGTTATCATAATCAAGAGCGGCTGGCGGCGGGCGCTCTGCGATTGCTTCATAACCTCGTATAAATTGCGGTCTTTAATGCCGTGCAATTCGTCGATCACAACGCAATGAGAATTTAGGCCGTCCATGCTGCCGCTGTCCTTGCTCAACGCCTCCATTTTTGAAAACGTGTTTGCAAAGTATAGATCGCCCTTGCGCTTGCGTACAAGCTCGCGCAACTGTGGGCTTTGCTTAATCATGTTATAGGCCTCTTCAAAGATAAGCCGCGCTTGATCTCGCTTTGTGGCAACGCAATAGATTTCCGCGCCCGCTTCACGGTCGGCGATCATCATATAAAGCGCAATGCCCGCCAGCATGGTACTTTTGCCGTTCTTTCGGGCAACGTAGAACATTGCTTCGCGGTACTGCCGCAAGCCCGTTTCTCTATCGACGAACCCGAACAGCGCGGATATGAAAGCCTTTTGGAACAATTCAAGCGTTACAGGCTTGCCCGCCCACTCGCCCTTTGAATGCTTGCAGAAGCGTTCTATAAACTCAATCGGGCGCAAGGCCTTCTTTTCGTCAAAGATATACCGTGCGCCCGCTTCCGGCGCTTCGATCCGCCGCGCCAGCTCTTCATAAACCTTCCGAACCCTGCGCGAAACAACGCATTTACCGCCTTCAATCTCCCTCCAATATTCAAGAATGTAATTCAAGGTTTATCCCTGCTTTGTGATGAAGTCCAGCACTTCATTTTTCTTCTTGCTGTCAACCTCCGGCGGCGGTAATAGGTCGGTAAGCTGCTTATAAAGAAGGCTGTAACGCTGGATCGTCGTATTATAAGACTTCAAAGCAGGGCTTTCCCGCAAGAACTCTTGTTTACCCTGCTTGAAGTGGTCAACTGTGCCGTTTTCCTTGATCTTTTCGCGCAAATCTGCAAGGGTTTCCGCCACGAAAGATATTTCAACAATGAGCTTTTCGGCTATGTCTTTGCGATCCGCCGGAACAAGTTTCAATATCTTTTTAAGTTTGCGCACGTCCTTCAATCTCTCATTATCTCTATCGTTTGTCATGGCAAATCACCCCGTTTCAATACTACCCGTTCGGGCTTTTGCCCTCCCCTCATATGTGCGCCCGTGGAGAGGAAAAGACAGGTTGCCCCCTGACGGTGCGTTTTCCCCCTCTAAAAAATTTTAGTGGGGGGTATTTCGTCGCTGCGTCGTGAAGCGTCGTACTTCTCGAACCATTCCGCCGCCAGCTTTTCATTTAGCTTCCGGTTGTGCGCTCTGCTTTCGTCGCTCTGAATGCGTCGTATGCACTCTTCAAGCGTTGTCGGCATTAGAACAACCTCCGCCCGCAATTCGTCGGCAATGGCTTTCATTTCCCGTGTGTCTGCGATCGTCGTTATCACGAAGGCGCGTTCCCATCTGCCGCGCCGCGCCTGTATGATCTGATATAGCAATTCCCGAACTTCCAGCGCAACGGACAGGATCGGCGCATGGTTCAAATGCACGTTGCCCGTTTCACCGTTCAGCGCTGCGCACAGATAATCAAGATCAACAACTAAATCGTTGCCGCTTTTATGCTGCGCAACGTATGTTGTTTTCCCGCTCGCCGGACTTCCGCACACAAGAAATACATTCGCTTGCTTTATTACGTTGCCTTCATCATCGAAGGCAATACCATTCAGCCGCGCCGCCTGCCCCCGCGCCTTCATATCCTGTGAATGCTCTTCCGCGTGGCACTTTTCGCAAACGGCTTTCAGATTGTCCCAATTCAACGTTATATCCGGATCGTTGACGTTCCACGGCTTGATATAGCGAATATGGTGGACTACGGAAGCCGCCCCACCGCAACGTTCGCAAATATAGTGCTGGCTTTGCAAATAAGCCTCGCGCGTCTTGCGCCACTCCTTGCTGTCATAGAACGGCCTCGCGTAGTCCTTCGCCATACCCTTAACCCCTTTCCGCTTTCAGTTGAAGCGTTTTCAAAAGGCTGTCAATAGTCCGCTGTATCTTGTCAGCGTCTACCCGCTCCGCATGATACCAAAGCGTAAGAATGAACTTTCCCGCCGTATCTGCTAACGGTTCGGTTTTCTGTGCCTCCGCCGGAATGCCCGTGCAAAGCTCGATATAGTCCGGAATAGCCGCAAGCAATCCCGTTATAATATCGTCGTTGTCGGTGTTATCCAGCCGTAACGCTTCGCGGGCTTGCTCTAACGTAAGCATTGCACCCGCTCCCGATTAAGTCGCCGAACGTGTCAGCTTGATAAAGGCCTCTTCCACAATGGGCTTGCAATCGGCAACCGCCATAGCGCGGTAATCAATGCGCCCGCTCTTGAAGCTGCTTTCGCGGGAAGCCTCGATCGTGATACCCTCCGGCAGATTGTAGCCCATGTAGTTGAAGTTACCGAACAGGATAGTTTCCGCCGGGAGGTAATCATCAACAACGACAGGGAAGCCAAGAATTTTTCCGATCCCCTCGGCCTTCGGATCAGCAATGAAGATCGGTCGCCCGTTGCTGTCCACCATGCTGTAAAACAGGTTGTACAGCGCGGCGTTGTTCATTGCCCAGCAAGCGCCGGAAGCGTACCCGCGTTTCAGCGCGGCAACGACCTTCACAACGTCGGCATATTTCAGCCCGTTTGTTTTGTGGAAGGTAAGGGCGTTTGTATCGCCCCAAGTAATGCCGTTCAGAACGCCCGTACCCTGCGAAGAACCCGTACCGTTTACAAGGCCGTCCGCAATGCAGGCCATCACGCAATTAGTAAGCTCTTCCACAAGGTAGCTTTCAAATGCGGCAATGCTCATGCTCTGCACTTTGACGCTGATAGAAAGCACCTTCATAATTTCGTAGCCGTCGAAAGAAACGGTTGCGACGCTGGGCGCTGCGCTGTCAACCGCTGCGCCCTCGGTGTGCCAGCTTGCAGCGGCGGCGGGAGTACCGACGGGGATAGCGATTTTAGAAGGCACATTGAAGGAACGGCAAACGCTCATAATGCCGCCCATCGTGCGGGCTTTGCTGATAACCTCGTTCAGCGTCTGCGTGGGGAGAACCGCCGCAACGTTGCCGGAAGTGCCGTAAGCGTCTGCCCGCTGCTCGGTCATGGCGCGATTGAAGGCCGCTTCCTCAAAGCTGTTCAGCTTGCGCCCCAGCAGGCGTTTCATAAACGCGCTGCGGTATTCGGCGCTGTTGAATACGTCGCCTTCGGTAGCCTCATAGCTTGCGCGGCGCTCGAAGGTCATACCCGCACCCGCCACGGGGTTAAAACTGTTCTGCTGCCCGCCTGCGGCGCGGCTCTGTACATTCTGCTTTGCCTGCGAAAGTCCTTCAAGCTCAATATTGAGCGCGTCCACGTCGGCGGTTGCGTCGGTGGCAACAATGTTCTTGATCTCTGCCGCTCTGCACTCGATTTCCTCCAGCGTAGAAGTGCGGTAATGGTTGAAAGCCTCTGCAATAGTCTTGAATTTCATTTTGTATTCCTCCGTTTGATTGAAATAATGGCGTTTGCCGTTTCTGTGATCTGCTTTGCGAAGGCAAGGTTTTCACTTCGCGCCGCTTTTGGGTTGTTGCTGCCCTCGTAGCCGGAAGCAATTTTCTTCTGCTCCCGCTCCAAGATGTCAATTTGCTTGTAAAGCACTTCTGTAAGCGATTTACGCCGCTTGTCCTGTGCGGCCTCCGCCGCCTCGGTCTGCTCCCGCTCCGGCTCGGCGGGCTTTTCGATATGGATTTCAATTTCTGTTGTATTCCCGTCCTGTTTGACAATGGCGGGCTTTACAACAATGCCGTTTTCGTCTGCCATAGCGTTATACCTCTTTCAGCAGAATTGAATTCGCCTTGATAATGGCTTTCGCCCTCTCCGCCGCCGTAGAAGTCCATGCGTTAATAGCGGATCGCGCTTCAACGCTGGTCTGCGGATAAGCAGGGAACGGAACGACGCTGATTTCATACACTTTTTCAATCTTTGTGATCGTGCGTGTATTTGTCGCCGCGTCGTAGCTGTCGCCGCCCTCCGGCACTTTGAAGGCGAAGGACATTCCGGAAAGATCGCCGCGCTGTACTGCCGTATAAACGCTTCGCGCTTCCTCGGTGTCCGGTAATTCTGCAACCATGCTTAACCCTGCCGCGTCAAGCGTCAGTTGCATTGTTTTGGGCGTTCTCGCAAGCGGTACTTTGTTCAAGTCGTGATTGTAGAACAATCTCGCGTCGGACAAGTCCGCATGATCCAGCGCCCCCGCTCGGATAATTTCAATAAACGTGCCTGCCGGATCGTTTATCGTGGTGGGCTGGTCGTAAACAATCGGCCTACCCTCTAATTTAAGAACCTTCGCCGCGCCTGCCGCCGCCGCGTCCGCTCTTATTTCGCATACTCTAATTTCCTTCATGCCTGCGTTCCTCCGTTCTCTCCGTTTTTGCCGTCCGCTCCCGCTCCGGTATCACCGTTCAGCGCTGCGGGCGCTTTTGCCTTTGCAAGCTGGTATTCCTCCGCCTTGTCCGCGTCAACGTAATTCAGCGATTGAATGCGGCGATCTCCGCCGGAAACGCTCGGAAGGTTTAGAATTTCCAGCGCTTGATTGACCGTAAGCAAGCCCATAGGCATAATTTCACGGATCAAGTTTACTTTCGTCGCGTTGCTGGTGAATTGAAGCCGCCCGCTCTCGAACAGAATAGAATTGCCGAAGGCTCTTTCCCGATCGTTGAACAGTTTGCGCGTAAATTCAAGGCTTAGTTGCAGCGCCAGCGGTTCAATGACGCTTTCATAGAATGCCGCCCATTGGTTTTCATCGTAGCTGCTGTTTACGATCGCTTCCGAAACGCCTAAATAGTCGTAAATCTTCGTTTTTACGGCCTGCATTTGCTTTTCGTCGATCGCATACGGCTTGTTGTCGATCGGGATATACTCGGCGGCGCTGTCAAGGACGGCAATACCACCGTTGTTGTTGATGTTTAAATAGTCCTGTATGAAGTTTTCGCGCATTTCCTTCAAGATGTCGGCATTCGCAAGCTGTGTGCGTTTCAGAATGCCGCGAATGCTCGCGCCCGTCTTGATCGCGGAAACAATGCCTTCATTCTGCGCGTGGGCAAGCTGCAACGCGGGGGAAAGCGCGTCGTTCGGATCGCCTAAAATATCGTTCCCGTTGAAATTGCGGCGAAGGTGGACAATATCCGCATACGGTAAAATGACTTCACGCCCGCCGGAAAAGATGAAGCGCACATATAGCGCCCCGCCCGTGTCGCTCAAAAACTCCGCATGAACCGGATTGAGCGGGAACACGGCGACGCATTGCCCGCGTTCGTCCTTCTGAATGTACGCAAAAGCGTTGTTGTACAGAAAATAGTGGGTAAACAGTTTGTACAGCATATCGAAAGCGGACATATACGGGTTTGGCTCAACCTGTAACAGGCGGTTTAACTTGCAATCGCCTGTTACCTGTTCGTGATCCCGATACTTGATAATGTGCGATCCTTTCAGCTTTGCAGCATTGCGGGCGATCGCGTCAACGGCGCTTCTGAAAATGTCGTTGCTGTATGCGTTCCCGCTCCATGCCGAAAAGGCATTCCCGCCGCCGATGATTTCCGCGCGGCTTGTTTCCCGTGCTGGCGGCTTTACCCTCCCAAATATGCGTTGAAAGATATTCACGCGTTTTTGTCCTCCTTCCGGCGCTCCGCTGCTTTCTCTTCCTCTTCGTTCCTCCGTTCCTGCTGACAATCGCAACTTTCCGAAGGATCAAGGGCGCAACCGCAATGCGGGCATACTCTGAAATACATTTCCGTTTCTCCTTTCTGTCTGCTTTTTCTCCCACCCCTCCGCCCCTCCCGCTGGGAGGGGGACAGGCTCAAAGGAATTGAACACGCCTGCGGGCTGGTTGCTGTCTGTGTGTCTATGTGCTTTCTCTGATGATTTTTGTTATCCCCGCCGCCGTCCTGCTTCTATCGCTCCGGCAACTCACCGTAAAGAGGCTTTCGCGGCATATCCTCGCGCCGCGTTGCGCCGCTCCGGTATTCCACGTTCCTCTTGACGGCTCGCCGCCTTCGTGATCTATCTAAAGCAGGCGACGGGGAATTAAACAAAAAATCATCTTCAAAGAAAGTGTTGGTTATCGAACCTTACTTATTTACAAGGCCTTCAAGGCTGATCCGCAATCAGCATTTCAGAGGCCGTTTCCGGTTGTTCGGCGGCGGCGCTTCCGCCGCGTCCTCGCTGCGAACGTACTTGAAGCACATATAGCCGTAACGGTTCGTCTTTGCTTCCACAAGTCTGTAACCCTTCGGCGCTCGCGGCGGCTTGCTCTCGGAATACTTCCGCTTCGCTTCCGTCGCCGCTTCCTTCTCCGGCTGGCACAAATTCCGCGTACCCTTGTAATGGTGGCGCGTCCCTCTCTCCGGTGTCCAATGGTCGAAAAGGTAGTTTGCAAGGCCTGTATAATCCCGCCCGTGATCCACGCCGTTGTAGTAATTGTGTTCCCGCAAGTGTTCAATACGAATGATCGTTCCGCCGTCCCACTTCTCCCGTATCTGCTCTTCGGTCAGCCCGTTAGATACCATGTGAAAGTGAATGCGGCTCGTTGTCTTGCCTCTGCCGGGGTAAAGCGCTATTTGCGCGTCCGGATTTAACCGCCGTAACCGCCGCCAAAACGGATTTATGATCCCGTCCGCCTCGGCGAAGGTATGTACTTCGTGTTCGTTGTCCAGCGTGATTGTGGTATAGAGGGAAGCGGGGGAAAACGTCGCGTTGAACATTCGCGCATGATTTCGACGGGCTAACCGCTGCTTGAAGTCCTCGTATTCCTCCGCGCTGCTGAACCGTGGGCGCGGCTCTGCCTTCTTTACGTCCTTTGTCCGATCCGGCAAGGTGTACACCTCCTGTTCACATACGCTACCCGCGAAAATTCTTCTTTTTGCTCGCATTTTTTGGCCTCCTGCCTTGACAAAAGGCCGTACAACTGCTATAATTTATTTGAGTGAATAGCTGTTGTACAGCCCTAACGTTCATCGGTTGCCCGCCGATGGGCGTTATTTTTTTGTCCTCTTTTTTCATAATGCTACTGCCTCCAGCAATTCCGCTATGTATGGATCGCGGCGGCGCTCCGGTGAAAGCGTCCGGACGGCCTCGCGGCATTCCCCGCGCAACTCGTAACGATCTTCAAAGCGATAGGAAGAAGCCGGATCGTGAAGGGGGAAATATGCTTCATAGCTCACAAGATCGGCTTTCCGGCATTTCTCGCCGTAATATTTGCGTAGCCGTAGAAACTTCTTCTTGACCGCTCCGCAAGCTATCGCGTCAAAGCAAACGCCCGCCGCGATCCCTCTTTCTAACGCTTCTTCCGCAACCTCAACAACGGTTTCATACGCGATCGCTATAACGTCGTCCATTTCGCACCATACATCTTTGCATTGAAGAACGCCGCACATTTTCAGCGTCGTATATTTTGCAGGCTCTAACGCTTTCAATATTGCGCCGTCCCGCTCCGCTCTTGTTGAAAAAGGCTTAACGCGCGGTTTATGCTCTGCCGCCGCCTCCGCATAGTGCTTGAAAAGCTGTTCCGGCGTAACCTCCAGCGCGTCCGCGATCATCTGCGCCGTTGTGTCCGTTACGCTCTTCATCTGCTGTTTCGGTACAATGCCGCCCGCCGCCCATGTTTCATATGCTGCTATCGAATAACGGCTTACGCCGGAAAGCTCCGCCAACTTCGTAACCGTCCAGCCGCGCCGCCTGCGCTCCTGCTCAATCGTGTTCGGGAAACTCTGACACTTGAAGTTATATTTTCTGCTTCCTGTCATACCGCGTCGCCCTCCAACGAAAGAACTTTGCAAATGATATGCGCCTTGAATGCCTTGCCCTTGTATGCGTCAAGATATGTCGCATAATTCGCCCGTGCGATCTCCGTAATGATCCCGCGCGGCAACGGAAGGGCGGCAAAGTCTAACGCAAATTCGTAATAGTCCAGCTTTCGGCGGTTCTGCTCCCGATCCTCTGCGCCCATTTGGAAGCTTTCTTCTTCAATGCTCCGGTATTCCTTTTCAATCGCGGCTATCTGTATCGGGCTTGATCCCCATACCTCCGTTTCGTAACCCTCATACGGGGAACGACCGCCGCCGCGCTTCTTTTTCCGCTTACTCATTGTTTACGCTCCTTTCGCCTCTGACGGCCTGCCGTATGAAGTTTCTTTCGGCAAGCAGCCGTATTTCTTCTTGTGCCATGCCTCGAACTTCGCTTGATTGTCCGGATCATCGAAGAAACTTCCGATCGCTTCAAACAAGCCCCGACAATGCGCCGCCATGACGGGCGCGGGCATTGTGTCAAGCTGTACCGTTATCCCGCTCATGTGTTAGGCCTCCTTTACGCGCTTGCAACAGCGGAATTCCGCTGTTAGTAGCAAAAAAAATATAGTCAATGCTTGCTTCCGGAAAGCGCTGTTTGATTTTTTCCATGAACTTACGCCCAGCTTTTGCGTTGCCTTGCTCTACTTTCTGATACATAGAGAGGGAAACGCCCAATTCCGCCGCCATCTGCTCTTGATTTAGACCATTTTCTTTTCTCAATTCTCGCAAGTTGTTCATGCCGTTTCCTCCTTCACAGCGGAAATATCGCTGTTATTGCTATCATTATACACAGCGGAAATTCCGCTGTCAATAGGTTTGCTGAAAAAAACAGCAATAATTTCGCTCTTTCTTCTTGAAATCAGCAAAAATATTGCTTATAATAGTGTTAGCCCCAATGAAGGAGGGTTCTATATGACTTTCGGAAAGGCCATTAAAGAACAGCGCATTAAAAAAGGGCTAACACAAGCGCAGTTAGCCGAAATGCTCGGAAAGGCTGAAAGCACAGTAAGGACGTGGGAACTTGACCGATCAAGCCCCGATCGTAAAGCCCTTTATGCAATGTGTGAGATATTCGGCCTTACGCCGGATTATTTTTTCTACAACACTACGCCGCCGGAAGGCATGGACGGCAGCTTAAAACATTCCTTTGAAGTAAAAAATAGAGTAACTGCTATTATCGGAAAATGGACTGCGTACCAAGCCGAAAAACGCCTGCCGCTGCTGGAACTCTGTCAAGACTTGTCCGAAGATGAATTAACCGAAGTTATAAACTATATCAAATACGTTCAATCAAAGCGCGATTGAACAGGAAGGGGGAATAATAATGCCGGAAGCATTAAACGCGGTCATATACGCCCGCTATTCCTCCGATCGTCAGACAGAACAAAGCATAGAAGGACAATTACGGGAATGTTACGCGTTTGCGAAAGCGAATGATATAGCCGTAATTGATACCTATATCGACCGCGCTATCAGCGGCAAGACGGACAACCGCCCCGCCTTTCAAAAGATGATAGAGGACAGCGCAAAGCGTCAGTTTCAAGCCGTCATTGTGTACCGCCTCGACCGCTTCACCCGCAACCGCTACGACAGCGCAATTTATAAAGCCCGCTTGAAGAAAAACGGCGTGAAGGTTCTTTCCGCTATGGAGAATTTGAACGGATCGCCGGAAAGTATCATCATGGAAAGCCTGCTTGAAGGCATGGCGGAATATTACAGCGTTGAATTGTCGCAGAAGATCACGCGCGGCATGAGAGAAAACGCCTTGAAGGGTAAGGCGCTGGGCGGTCAGCGCGTATTAGGGTACAAGGTCAATTCCGATTGCTATTTTGAGATTGACGAAACAACCGCGCCCGTTGTCGTTGATATTTTCAAGCTGTACAGCAGCGGCAAGACCGTAAAAGAGATATGCGATATTCTCAACGCTCGCGGCGTGAAAACGGCTCGCGGCGGCGCGTTCAACAAAAATAGCCTGCATACTATCTTGACGAACAAGAAGTACATAGGCATTTACAAAACAAAGTATGGGGAGATCGTCGGCGGCATTCCGGCGATCATCGACAAAGAATTATTTGAAATGGTGGCGTTGCGTATGGAGCAAAACAAAAAAGCCCCCGCAAGAGCGAAGGCGGAAATAAACTATTTGCTTTCAACAAAGCTGTTTTGCGGTAAATGCCGCTCCGCTATGGTTGGAGAAAGCGGCACAAGCAAGACGGGCAAGAAGTATTATTACTATGCCTGCGTCAAGAAGAAGCGTGAAAAGGCCTGCGACAAAAGTAACGTGAAAAAAGACTGGATCGAAGATTTAGTGATCCAGCGTACCGTTACGGACATTCTGAAAGACGATGTTATAGAGAAGATCGCGGATCGGCTTGTTGAATTGCAGAAGGCGGAAGCCGCCGAAAGCGGGACAATGCTTTATTTGGAAAACTCCCTTGCTGAAATTCAAGTTTCTATCAAAAACATTATGACCGCGATTGAAAAGGGGATCATAACCGAAAGCACGAAAACCCGCTTGACCGAATTAGAGGACGAAAAGCGCAATGTTGAAATAGAGATTGCAAAAGAAAGCATTGCGCGGCGGATCATCAGCAGGGAACAAATTATTTATTGGATTTCCAGCTTTAAGGACGGCGACATAACAAGCGAAAAATACCGCCAGCAGCTTATTGATACCTTTGTTCACGCCGTTTTCGTCTATGATGATAAGATTGTCATAACCTACAATTACAGCGGCGAAAATAATACCGCTACTATTTCGGATTTGGACTTATCAAGTCCACCAAATAGTGCAAATCCGAACTCTGTGTTCTTCATCAAACACACCTTTGGATTTGTTTACAAGATAGAGAACGCTGATTGAATCGGCGTTCTTTTTCTTTGCCACGGGACGAGATGAAGTAGTTAAAGTAGTTGTTTTTCGGTTTTTGCGTAAACTTTCACCTAATACGCGCGTACTTAGAGGAAGTTACACGCAAAAACGGATTTTCCACTACTTTAACTACTTGAACGGGGTTAAATCAGCTCTTTTTCAGTTCAAGGACAGCGGACTCAATCAGCTTGTCAATGATGTCGGAGTCGAGCTTATAACCCTTGCTGTTCAAGTATTCCAGTACATAGGCTTTCTTCTCCGCGCCGCGACCCGCGCCGTTGTAAATCATTTCTGCGGCTTCGACCGCAACTTTCGTCCACGCCTTGATTTTCTCGAACTTCTCAGCGTCCACTTTCTCTTTCAGATAAGGGATAAGGAAAGTGGTAATGACTGCTACGAGCAGGGTGATAACAGCGGAAACAACATTGGTAATGTCAGTCATGGTGATACCTCCTCAGTAATTTTCAGAAAAATGTGTTTCGTTTGGTGTGACTTTGTTTTGTCTCATCAATTTTATACGGTTCTCGACCTTTGCTTTTGAGTAATAAAATCCCGTACCCGTGGCAACTTCGGCGGCTACTGACGGTATAAGGTAGGCAAGCGGAGAAAGGTCGAGAGTACGCCAAATCATTACCATCGTAAAGACGATAACGACCGCGTTGATAATTCCTGCCACGATAAGGATTTTCTTTGAAAATTCTTTCGGTGGCTTTTTCTTTACCCTCCGCATACCGTCAACCTCCTTTACGCTTTGGAGAAAGTATTGCGGTCAACCCAACCGTAGACCGTAGACTCACCATCGACATGGACAAGATGATAAGGGTGCTTGCCCTTTGCATAGATTTGTGTGATTTTCGCCTTACCACCCTTGCAGGACACCGCTCTATCGCCGTTGGAGCTTGCGTAGTGCGTTTTTCCAGTGAACAAGACATAATCACCTACCTGCGGTGTCCACGCGCTCTGAGAGGGCGTAGAAGCGGCAGAAACGACACTCAAGAACTTCGTGTTGATAGGACTGCAAATCGCGTTCTTCCCGTCCACAGACTTGTCGATAATCGCTCTGTCACCGCTGACCTCGCGGACAATCCAGTTCTTCGCTTTCACCCAAGCGGGAATTGCCTTGCCGCCGTAATAAGTAGCCGCGGAGGAGATTTTAACGGTATCTCCCACCTTGACAGAACTGGTAGTAGGCTTGTCCTCAGTCGGAGTATCAACTGCCGCACCGAGCCGCCTGTTGACCTCTGCCGCGATTTCGCCATGACGGTTATACAGATAATCACCGGGACAGGATTTGTTCGCATAATCGCGGTGGACGGTCATATTGCAACCGTCAAGGTGATTCATGCGCTTGTTTTTGTCCGTACTCCATACGAGCTTTTTGATACCGTTACGGCGGCAAATATCGGTTACAAGGTCGAGCATTGCGGCATACGCCTTATCGTTCACTGCGTAAGGGTGTTTGGTATCGCTTGCGACTTCGATGGTGATAGCGCGGTTGTCGTTTGCCGCGCTTGAGGTACACCAAGAGCGGTCTTTTTCCTCGACATACATACCAATTTTACCGTCCGTGCCAACACCGTAGTTGGAGCTTGCTTGTCGAGAGGTCGGAGCAAAAATATTGCCGAGCGTTTCCACGGAACACTGCCCCACGACACAGTGAATGGTGATAGTGTCGATTTTGTTTCTGCGCGGACTTGTCTTATTGGGGGAAATCCGCGTGTAGTTTACGAGAGGGCTGTTACTCATCTTCGTCTTCTCCTTTCCCGTTACTCAGTTCGTCCAACATTTCCGGCGTGATTTCTTCGCCGTGAGTTTGGAAATACGACTTTTCTTCCATAGGTCAATCCTCCTTGTCTTTGAGTGAGAGACGGTTAACCTCTTTCATAATCTTTTCGGCAGTACCGTTTCCACCCAATTTTTTATACGGTAAGTATAAATAATCATGCAGGTTCTCATATTCGTCTTTGGTGATATACCCGCGCTGAATATAACACTCACCAAGATAGCAAATGCGGTCGTGTCCAAGACCTTTCAGCATTTGCCCCTCCGCACTGTCTTTGGACTTTTTGCTTTGGATAAGGCTTGTGAGGAACGCCCAAAAACCTGTGCTTGCAAAGACCGCCCCCACAATACTGATAATCAGCGTGCTTTCAGAAACCATCGGCTTACTCTCCTGTTCTTATAATTATTACTCTGCGTAACCATATTTTTTGAGAGTCTCCATAACCTCCGGGGTTAGAACCTTTTTGAGCTGACCGTATGGCAACTTCATAATCTCAGACACAATAATGTCAAGGTCATTGGCTTTCTCATCGGCGGCATCAATTTCCATTTTGCGCTTGATAGCGGCAATTTCCCATTTACGCATTGTCTTTCACCCCCAAAATTTCCAGTGCGGCTTTCATGTCCTGCACAATGCTTGCGCTTTCGTTGACCTCAAGTGTCCTGCCAGTGATAAGCCAATCATTAAGATTGCTTTCGATGTCCTCTCGCAAGCCCTCACGGTCTTTCAAGAGGAAAGTGTACTCATCATACTCGAACATGGTGACAGAGGTTTCCGTCTGCGGGTCAATGTCAGTGACCTTTTTGATGTTTTCACGCAGTCTGACCTCTACATACCCCTCCAACGGCAGGTAAGACTCCATTGACAGGGTTACGGG